CTTCGGGCTTCGTGGGCATCGACCTTGACCACGTGATCCAGGACGGCAGCATCGAGAAGTGGGCGGCTGACATTGTCGACGCCTTCGGCAGCTACACCGAGACAAGCCCGTCAGGGTCAGGCGTGCACATCTTCGTCAGGGCAAGCCTGGAAGCCAGGGGCGGCAAGTGGAAGCGCGACGGCAGGCAGGTCGAGTGCTACGGCTGCAAGCGCTTCTTCAGGATGTCGGGCAACGTCTTCCAGGGCAGGTCGACTATTTCGAGCGATTCTAAGGCGCTCAGAGGGCTTGAGAAGGCCTACAAGGGCAACAATACCTCCAAGCCAGTTACAGAGCCTTCTAGGCACCTTCCAGCGGCTCAGAGCGGCAACGCTGACGTCGACTCTGTGGTTTCGTTCATGCGGCGCTTCAGGAACGGTGACGCCCTGGGAAGGCTCTACGACGGTGACATGACGGGCTACGAGGACGGAAGCGCTGACGGATACGACCACAGCGCCGCCGACATGGCGCTGGTCAACGGGCTTCGTGTTGCTGCGAAGGGTGACGCTTACCTTATCGACCAGGCCTTCAGGGCAAGCGGCCTGTATCGCCCGAAGTGGGACCAGGTCCACGACGGCACACGCACCTACGGGCAGATGACCATCGAGAAGGCATTGTCTGACTACGTGCCGATGGAATCGACGTCACCATACAGGCCTGGTCACTCAAACTTCAGCGCACAGAATGGCCCTCGACCTAATGTGGAGTTGGCCGAGGGCCAGGGGCGCGACGATGCAAGCATCGCCACGGCACAAACGTACCAGCAGCAGGACGAACCGTCAAAGGATGACCAGGACGCCTTCCTCGACGATACCCTGCAGGCGTACATGGAGAACCGCTTCTTCCCTGAAATGAAGCACTTCCAGGGCTACAAGGAGCGTAAGACCGGCCTGCCTGGGCTTGACTATGTCATGGGCGCTCTATACCCAGGCCTGTACACCATCGGCGCTATATCCAGCCTGGGAAAGACCACACTTATGCTGCAGATTGCCGACAACCTTGCGACTGCAGGTGATGACGTCATCTTCTTCAGCCTGGAACAGTCACAGTTGGAGCTGATGACGAAGATTCTCTCGCGCCGCGCATACCTGAAGGGCTACAGGATCACGGCGAACGAGATACGCAGGGGTGACCAGTACCAGGACAAACGGCTCAACTCAGGCGTCATGCAGGCTGCAAATGACTTCTACACCCAGGCTGCACCACGTTTCATCGTGGTCAAGTGCAACTTCAACATGACGGTCAACGACATCACCGACTACGTTGCCGACTACATGCGCGGCACGGGCAGGAAGCCTGTTGTCTTCATCGACTACCTGCAGATCGTAAAGGCTGTAGACCCTCGCATGACCGACAAGGCGGCTGTGGACAACACGATAAAGAGCCTGAAGGTCTTCCAGTCTGACAACGACCTGGTCATGTTCGCAGTCAGTTCCGTCAACAGGGCCAACTACCTTCTTCCAATCGACTTCGAGAGTTTCAAGGAATCTGGCGCAATCGAGTTCACGTCAGATGTCGTGTGGGGCCTGCAGCTCGCATGTCTCGACGAAGAGCTGTTCAAGAAGGACCCGAAGTCGAAGCTGATCGAGAAGAGGGAGAGGGTCAGGGAAGCCAAGGGCGAGAATCCCAGGAAGATAAAACTTCAGTGCCTGAAGAACCGCTTTGGGCGCTCAGACTATTCGTGCAACTTCGACTATTACCCGGCCTTCGACACATTCAAGGACGCGCGGTGACCACAACATATTGTGGTTTGGGTCTTCTGCATGTCGGCGAACGGCAAAAGCCCAGTTGGCAACCACTGATAATCATTATTATGTAAAGTGCGACGGCACAGGCATTGCATAAGGGGTCAGCGGCAGGTCGAAGTACTGGCCCTATTTTCGTGCGCAGACGCAGAGTAAGAAAAAGGCGTACACGATACTTTGTGTACAAAGTTATGATATAATCATTCTGACGTTGTATCAGTTGTTAGGGGGCTTCCAATAGGCATCCTGAGCAAGCTTCGGACCAGGCGTGCCCAGTCAAGGCTTGTGAGGGTCGAAGAGACCCAGGGCACCTTCACCACATGGAGCGGTGACGCCTACGCAGACGACACCTTCAGGGGAGCTGTGGACTCCATTGCCCGCAACGCCGCCAAGCTGAAGGCATCCCACATCGTCACGTCTTCCAACGGCACGAAGCCTGGTAGTGACTCGACCCTGACGCGGCTTCTGCAGGTCAGGCCAAACCCGTTCATGAACAGCTATGACTTTGTATACAAAGTCGTGACTCACCTGTACCTGTACAACAACAGCTTTGCCGTCATCGACAGGGACCAGCGCGGAAACGTGTGCGGCTTCTACCCTCTCGACGCGGCTACTGCCGAGTACCTACAGGACGATGCAGGCAACGTCTACGTCCACGTGACGGCGCACGGCAGGGACTACGTCTTTGCCCACGGTGACGTGATCCACCTTCGGCGAGACTTCAACGCTGACCCGCTCTTCGGTGACTCGAACGACGCCATCGGACCTACGCTGGAGCTGGCGCACACCCAGAACGAGGGCATCGTCAACGGCATCAAGTCTGGCGCTTCAATCCGTGGAATCCTTCGCTTCACGCAGATCATGGCACCCGAGAAGTTGAAGGCAGAGAAGCAGGCCTTCATCGACGATTACCTGAGCATGGACAACGACGGCGGTGTCGTGACGCTTGACCAGAAGATGGAATACACGCCCATCGACTCGAAGCCAATCAGCATCGACCCTGAACAGCTGCAGCAGGTCAAGACGCGAATCTACAACTACCTGGGCATATCAGAAGCCATAGTCAACAGCACCTACAACGAGGACCAATGGGGAGCCTTCTACGAGTCAGTCATCGAGCCTTTGGCTCTTCAGATGTCCCTGGAATTCACCGAGAAGGTCTTCACGCAGAGGGAGCAGGCCTTCGGCAACCAGATAGTCTTCGACTCCAACAGGCTGCAGTACGCAAGTGTGGCATCGAAGACTGACCTGATTAGCAAGCTGTCGGCCCTGGGTCTGCTGACCACCAACCAGGCGCTTGAAATCCTCAACCTGCCGCCCGTCGAGGACGGGGACCGACGCCTTCAGAGCCTTAACTACGTCGACTCCCAGAACGCCAACGACTACCAGCTCGCACAGGCAGGCGCTACGTCCGAGGGGGGCAACGAATGAAGGAAGTTCGAGTAACCGAAATCAGGGCCACCGAGCCTTCGGCAGAGGGCGAGGGGGCTTTGACCATAGCAGGCAGGCCAATCGTGTTCGACCAGGTGACCGAGATAAGGGACGCGGCAGGGTCCTACTTCGAGGTCATCCGTAGTGGCGCGCTGGACAGCGCTGACATATCCGACTGCCACCTGTTCTACAACCACGACACGAACCACGTACCGCTTGCCCGCACACCGAAGACGATGCAGCTTCAGGTCAGTTCGGCAGGACTCGACATGACGGCCCAGCTTCCAGACACAGAGGAAGCCCGCTCCGTCTACGAAGCCATCAAGCGCGGTGACCTGTCGGGAATGTCCTTCGCCTTCACTGTCCCTGAAGGCGGTGACACCTTCGACCCTCAGACCAACACCAGGACCATCAACAAGATTGCGAAGGTTTACGAAGTGTCTGTCGTGCCGTTCCCGGCCTATGCGCAGACCAGCGTTGAAGCCCGCTCGCAGATGTCGGGCGCGCTGAACAGGAAGCGCCTGGTATGCGCCTGCAACCAGATTCTTGTGTTCTAAGGAGCGAACCAATGAAGTTCAACACTGTCCAGGACGCCTTCAACTACTACCGCACCCAGCCCGCCGACGTCATCGAGAAGCGCGCCGCCGAGATCAAGGCCACCATCGAGAACGACCCTGCCGCCGACGTCGACTCCCTCAACGTCGAGGTCCAGGGCATGAAGCAGGCCAAGGAGAACGCCGAGCACAAGCAGCAGGTCATGAAGCGCAGCGCTGACCTTCTCTCTTCTGTGGCCTTCGGCAACAACAAGAAGCCCGAGGACAAGCCCGCCGACATCCTGGCTACGCCCGAGTACCGCAACGCCTTCTTCAAGGTTCTGAAGGGTGACAACGACCTGACGCCCGCCGAGCGCGACGCCTTCGACACCATGCGCAAGGAGAAGCGCGCCGCCAACTTCTCGACCACTTCCGACATGGCTGCCGTCATCCCTTCGCAGACCCTCAACGAGATCGTGACGAAGGCCCAGGACATGGGCGGCATCATGGGCATTGCCCGTGCCTTCGCTGTCCCGTCCAACCTTGCCGTTCCCGTTGCGACGCCTGCCGCCGCTGCCGAGTGGCACACCGAGGGCGCAGAGGTGACCGGGGACAAGCCCGCCATCACCAACGTCGAGTTTGCCAACCACGAGATCATGAAGGTCTTCTCCATCAGCGCTTCCGTTAAGCGCATGGCGCTTCCGGCCTTCGAGTCTTATCTGACCCAGGAGCTTACCAACTCCATCATGGCCTGCATCGCTACCAGCCTGGTCAGCGGCACGGGCAAGAACCAGGGTACGGGCATCATGTCTGCCTTCGGTGACTCCAACACGGTCAAGGCGGCTTCGACGGGCATCACCTACGCCGACGTGGTCAAGGCTGTCGCCAAGCTGAAGCGTGGATACTCCGCAGGTGCCAAGTGGGTCATGAACAACTCGACCCTCTACAACACCTTCTACGGCATGGTCGACGGCAACAAGCGGCCCATCTTCATTGCCGACACCCAGAACGACGGCATCGGCAAGATTCTGGGCTACGAGGTTGTGGTCGATGACTTCGTGGCGGATGACGTTGCCATCTTCGGCAACTTCTCCTACATGGCCTACAACATGGCCGACGGCATTGCCGTCGAGTCTTCGACCCAGTCTTCCTTCAAGTCAGGTCTTGTGGACTATCGCGCTATGGCCATCGCCGACACCAAGCCCATCGTCACCGACGCCTTCGTCGAGCTGACCAAGGCCACGGCTTAGGGGTGACGTCAAGTGCTGGTCATGGCAACAACTTCCTTCTCGACTGCCTTCCTCGCAATGGAGCGGGGAGAGGTTGCCGACGTCGACGCACGTACCGTCGACTGGGTCAACCAGGCGCACCTGGTCACGCCCGTAATCGAGCCTGACCAGGTGACCAGCACAGAGGGGGAGAGTGACAGGCTGTGACGATTGAGGAAGCCCGCGACTGGTTGAGGGTCAGCGGCACCGACAACGACGCGATCATCCAGGGCCTGCTGAACGCGGCACCCTCTTACATCGAGTCTGCTACCGGCATCAGTGCTGATGACCTGACTTTGTATCCACTGTCAGAGCAGGTTACAAAGTTCCTTCTTCTGCTTTGGTACAACGCTGACCAGGTCAACGCTGACCAGCTTCAGGGCATCATCGACAATCTGTTGAAGAGCCTTACGACCCTTGCGCGAGGGAATGACCAGTAATGGCTAGGGACTTCTCCACGGGCTTCTACCACTCGAAGGCATGGACCGAGACGCGCGACATGTGCATGTCGATTCATCATGGCATCTGCCAACTGTGCGGCAGGCCTGCCGAGATAGTCCACCACGTAAGGCCACTGACGCCGCTGAACGTCAACGACCCGCTTGTCAGCCTGAGCCTGGACAACCTGGTCTGTGTGTGCCGTGACTGTCACGCGATCATCCACTCACCCTACGGCACATGCAGACCAGGACTCACCTTCGACGCTACGGGAAACCTGGTCTACTTCGGCGCTGACCGGGCTGTAACCATCGTGGTAGGTGACAGGGTAAAGGCTGTGGATTGGCTCTACGAGAACAGGCGCGAGGGTGACAGGCTCTTCACGCCTGGTTACGAAGACGATGACGCCGACTTCAGGACATGGCTGAAGGTCGGCCTGAGTGGCGAGGGCAGGGCATTGGTCGACGCCGCCTGCCTGGGATACGACTGCACCCGTGACCTTATGGGGGTCGACTATGACGTCATCGAAGTCTGATAGTCCTTCGTGTGGTGCACGTGCTTCTCTTCGTAAGCTGCGCGCAATTCTTAGGGTTCATTGCCGCGACTCGCGGTGGCTGCGTGGTCCTGCAAGGCGGATTGACCGAGCTGGGCACCATGGCGCGCGGACTGCCGTGCTGACGTTACCTCTTCGGGCGCGCGCACCACACGCAGGGCTATCGGCTTCGACTCCCCCCACCTGCCGCGACTCTGCCGCCCAGGGGGGACCGGCGCCCAGACTTTTCCTTACCTCTACGGGCGATTTTATGAGGGGGGTTAGCTGACATGGCTACCAGCTCAAACAAGAAGCGCACCACTTCGGGCATTATCAACAGGCTTCGGAAGCTTGCGCAGGAAGTTCCAGAGGAACGCCGCTGCATCGCCGAGTCATACACCACAGAGCTTGCCTTCATGCTCAGGACGCTTGACGAGTTGCGCGCTGACATCCAGGACAACGGAACCGTTGAGCTGTTCCAGAATGGCGCTCAGGTCATGCGGCGCGAGAATCCGGCCCTGAAGAGCTACAACACCACGATCCAGCGCTACAACCAGACCTTCAAGCAGTTCATCGACCTTCTGCCGGATGCATCGGCAGAGGTCAGCACCGAACTTCAGCAGTTCATGGCCGAGCCTATGGTCTTCAGGTAGGTCATCTGCTGTGGACTTCGTCACCGAATACTGGAAGGCAATCGAGGAAGGCAGGGTCATCGTCTGCAAGCGCACGCGGGCGATCTACAAGCGCCTTGCCGCCGAGATAGCCAATCCTGGAAGGTGGGTCTTTGACGAAGCCCGTGCGACCAGGCCGATAGCCTTCATCGAGCGCTTCTGTCGACACTCGAAGGGAGAGTGGGCAGGTCAGCCCGTCAGGCTGGAGCTGTGGCAGAAGGCCTTCATATCGGCGCTCTTCGGCTTCATCGACCCAGACACCAAACTCAGGCGCTTCAGGGAAGGCTTCCTCGAAGTCGGGCGCAAGAATGGCAAGTCGACCCTGCTGTCGGGCATAGCGCTATACATGCTGACCAGCGACGGCGAGTCGGGCGCAGAGGTCTACAGCGTTGCCACCAAACGCGACCAGGCGAAGCTGGTATTCGACGAAGCACACAACATGGTCAGGCAGTCACCACAGCTCAGGCAGGTCATAAAGAAGCGCCGCGCTGACCTGTACGTCGACATGACTATGTCGAAGTTCCAGCCTTTGGGGCGCAACTCAAACACGCTCGACGGCCTTAACGCTTCCTGCGTCATCATGGATGAGCTGCACGGCATCCAGGACCGGAACCTCTACGAAGTCATGAAGCAGAGCCAAAGCGCGCGGCAGCAGCCACTTCTGGTCATGATCACGACTGCGGGCACGGTGCGCGAGTGCATCTTCGATGACATCTACGCCTACGCCTGCGGCATCATCGACGGCACCTTCCACGATGACACCTTCCTGCCCGTCATCTACGAGCTGGACAGCAGGCGCGAGTGGGAAGACCCTGACTGTTGGCAGAAGGCCAATCCCGGCCTGGGCACTATCAAGAAGGTCGATAACCTGCGGCAGAAGGTCGAGAGGGCCAAGCAGGTGCCCAAAGACCTTGCAGGCGTGCTGTGCAAAGACTTCGACATGAAGCAGAGTTCATCTTCTTCGTGGCTCACCTTCGATGACGTGAACAACCAGGATACCTTCGACGTCGAGAGGTTCAGGGGCTGTTACGCAATCGGTGGCGCTGACCTGTCCATAACGACGGACCTGACGTGCGCTTCCCTTCTCATGCTCGACCCAGTGACCGAGCAGCGCTTCGTGACTCAAATGTACTGGTTGCCCGAAGCCAACTTCCAGGAGCGAGTGCACAAGGAGCACATCCCTTACGACAAGTGGGTCGAAGAGGGTTTGGTCAGGCTGTGTCAGGGCAACACGATCGTCTACTCCGACGTGACTGCGTGGTTTGTCGAGATGGTAGAGAAGCACGGCATCACTCCCGCCTGGATCTACTACGACCCTTACTCAGCCCGCTACTGGGTCGACGAGATGGAATCCAACGGCTTCAACATGGTCAAGTGCTTCCAGGGCGTCAGGACGCTTTCCCTGCCCATGCAGCACCTGGGGCAAGACCTGAAGGCAAAGAGGGTCAACTACCAGAACAACCCGATAACGCGCTGGTGCCTGACCAACACGGGCGTCAAGGTCGACGTCAACGGAAACATCCAGCCCGTCAAGGCCCAGGGCGCGAAGCAGCGTATCGACGGCCTTGCATCCATGCTCGACGCCTATGTCGGCCTGGTCGACCACTACGAGGAGTTCAAGGGAGCGAACGCATGAAGAACGACGCCACAGAATCGCCTATGACGGCTCAGAAGAAGGCGGCTGGACCAGTTGCCAAGGGCCATAATTCCAAGGCCTCAAATCGCCTTAGAATCGCCCGTATTACCTGCAGCGTTGCAGATATGGCGCACATCGTCCACGTCAGCGAGAAGGGGGCTTCCAATGGCTAGCAGGCTGCACCTGAAGGACAAGAAGATTGCCATCTACCAGGCAACCAGCACCCAGGACCAGTACGGATCGTGGCATAATACGTACTCCAACCTCTTTGGTTCGGGCGCGCGGATATGGGCCTACGTCCGGCAGGCTTCCGGCAACCTGGTCTTTAGGGACGGGCTTACCTACAACGACGAGGGCATCGAGTTCTGGGTCAACTGGACCGACAAGCTGAAGAACAACAGCCCACAGTGCTACATCGTCTACCAGGGCATGGTCTACAAGGTCAACAACATCGACACCTACGAGGGGTACAAGCGCGACCTTCGGATTACCGCCGAGTACACGACCACTATCGCGGTCACCCAGTTCACAGACTGACTTTGTGGACAAAGTGACCTGTTGCAACTCTTCTGTCTGCGTGCTATTGTCATCAATAGCGTAGTGGAGTACGCGAGACAGAAGGGGCGCAACCATGGCAGAGGAAATCTCGAAGGTACCTGTCAACATCACCGAGTACGGCTTCAATGACGGGGGCGTGGGCATCCAGGTCGAAGACGGCTCAGTCTTCAGGGGCTATGACGCCCAGGACGTCGAGAAGGTAGTCAAGGCCTTCCTGGACTCTGGACTCGACGCAACGACGGCTGTTGAGAACATGACCGGCGAGGAAGACGCCGAGGATGACGGCGGCATGATGCTTTACGACATCGTGACCAAGCACTGGAACCTAAGCCCGCTTTCTACCATTTTCGTCGATGACGTGTTCGACTACTGCAATGAGCACAACGTTTCCGCCGATGACCTGTGCGCAATGCTGTACCCGTTCACCAAGGGCAGGGGCGAAGAGACTAAGGCCTGGGGAGAGGGCTACGTCAACGAGGAAGACATCCCTAGGGTCATCGACCTTCTGAACCAGATTGACAGCCTGGTCACCTACTGAGGGGCAGCAAATGAAGCGCATTGCCTTCGTAAACAGGAAGGGCGGTGTCGGCAAGACCACAAGCGCGGTCAACGTTGCCTGTGGCCTTGCCCGAAGCGGAAGTCACGTCCTGCTGGTTGACCTTGACGAACAGGGCGACGCTTCCCTGTGGACAGGTGCGACCAACGCAGGGCTTACCGTCAGGGACGTCATCCAGGGTGACGTGCCAATCAGGAAGGCCATAGTCCACAGTGAGACTGTCGACGTCCTGCCGTCAGACTCAGGCCTTGCGACCCTTCGTGACGTACCGCTCGACTGTCTTAGGAAGGCAATGCGCGGCCTGTCCAGAAGCTATGACTTCGTCATCTACGACTGCCCGAGGGCGCTTGCGGGCGTCACCTTTGCGGCGCTTGTGGCCTGTGATGACGTCTTCATCCCAATCCAGGCTGACCTGCTATCCCTTCCCGGCCTTGACATCGTCATGACTTCCGTTGACCAGGTGCGCGAGAAGACCAGCTCGAAGGTTTCGGTCAAGGGCTTCATCGTCACCAACTACGACGGGCGGAAGAGCCTGAGCAAGCAGGTTGTCGATTCTGTCACCCAGCGCTTCGACAAGCCCGTCTTCAAGGTCAGGACGTGCGTTGCGCTCGCAGAAGCGCCTGGTTACGCACAGTCAATCTTCGACTATGCGCCGCGATCCAACGGCGCGGCTGACTACGGCGAGATCGTCAGGGCAATCCTGGAAGGAGCATAGCCAATGGCACAGAGGAAGAGCAAGAAGGCGGTGGTAGACCAGTTCCTGTCTGCCGAGCCTGAATTCGACCAGGAAGTCGAGGAAGCCCAGGTGACCTACAAGGAGAAGCAGCACCCCAACGCGGGCAAGCTTCAGCCTGGGTTCACGCGCTACACGGTCATCGTAGACAAGGACATCCTGCGCAGGGTCAAGCTGTGGGCTGTGGCGAACGACTACAGCTTCAAGGACACATTCTGCCTTGCCCTGGAAGAGTTCATCGACAACCACGGCAGCGAGATACCGGAGAAGCTAAATGACTGAGGAAGTCGAGAAGTTCTTCAGCGTGGTCGAGGTTGCAAAGGCCCTGGACAGGACGCCCGACGCAATCAGGAAGCGCCTGCAGCACGGCACCATGAAGGGGCAGCATGTCGGTCACGCATGGATCGTAAGCGAATCAGAGCTGAAGCGCGCTATCGAGGAACAGAAGAACGAACAGCAGCTTTGAGGACAAAGTAGGAGATATGACCATGTCCGACGATACCGCCGACTTCGAGCTACCAGATGACTTCGACGTCGACGCCTTCATCAAGGGTGGCGGTGACGTCATCATCGACAATCGCAGCATCATCGAGCCACTTTGCCCAATCGAAGACCAGTACGAAGCCACAAGGTTCTACCAGGCTTACACGAAGGCCTACCTTGCGGCAGACGCGCGGCACATGGGAATACAGCTCGCAGGTCAGAAGGAGCTGGACACTCCCGAGGTAAGGGCGTGGGTAGATAGCCTGTCAGAAGGCGAGGGCATCACGCTCGAAGGCATCCCTGAGATTGTGAGTGCCTACGTCGACTACATGGGTCACCACATCGTCAAGTTCAACGAGGACGTTGTCAGGCTGGTCTGCGAACACTCGAAGCGCTGGATTCAGCTTACCGTCGAGACGGGCGATGACAGTGACGTCTTCGACCAGGGCGGCAAGCTGGTAAGCGCACTTGTGGGCTACTTCTCGGAAGCAAGCGTCAACAGCGTCACTGTCCAGGGCAAGGAGCTACGCTTTGCGCCTTCCGCAAACCTGGTCTTGCGCTTCGTGCTAGCAGGAATCGAAGAGTACGTAAGGCACCTGTCGGCCTTCGGCCACAAGGAATGGGCAGACAGACTGAAGGCGCAGGCAGAGTCTGAGGTCATGGGCATCTACGACCAGAAGACCAGCACGGACCTTATGATCACGCAGCCCCTGGACAGCGTGCAAATATCCCTGTTCAACCCGATTGTCCAGCTCTTCGACCCAGATAGCAACGTTATGCCAATTGACGGCAAGTGGCATAACGTCAACATCGGCCCATTGGGCAAGATGGAGCAAAGAGCTTCCCTGCCGGGCGGTGTGGACTTCACGAAGCTTGACCAGCTTGTCTACGACATCCTGAATTCCTACGCCGCCGATAAGACAAACATACCTGACGAACGCGGACAATATCACGTGCCACTCAACCAAATCGTCAGAACAGTATTTGGGTTGGGGGAGAACAACAACCCAAGCCCGAACCAGCGGCAGGCTGTTGTGGAATCGCTCAGAAGGATCATGTCTGCCCTATACGACTACAAGCTTCATGACGTGCCTGCGAACGTCACGGAGAAGTACGGCCTGACTAGTGACTTCTGGAAGAACACGACCACCCAGCTAATTACCGATATGCGCATCGACGAAACCAGCACACAGGGCGCTATCGTCACCTTCTCGAAGCCTTCCCCACTGTGGGTTGTAGGGCACAAGGTCAAACAGTTCACGACTGTCTCTTCTGACGCCTTCATGCTTCCAGAGAACGTCAGCGCCACTAGCCTTGCAACGACCCTGAACACGCAGCTTCTTCATCGAGTTGCACAAATGCGCGGAAGTCATGGCGCGAAAATGCGCAGCGTCATCACCTTCCAGAGCCTGTACAAGCAATGCGGCATCGAGCCTTCAGGCATGGGCAAGGGCGGCAGGAAGGTCATGACCCACACCGAGCGACGCACGGCTCAGAAGGTCAGAGAGGCATCGGAACAGATACTGTCGAAATTCATAGATGACGGGCTGATACTCGACTTCGTCAAGGTCGACGCTTCCAGGGCGCTTGTGGGGCAGGGCTTCAGCAGCCACAAGCCCGATGCCTACGTGATCCTGACGAAGACCAACTCGAAAAGCGTTGTCCGAGACATCAAGACGCCCGGAATCAAAATCAAGGGCGGCAGGATAGTTGCCTGAACCTCGTATGACGCATCAGACTAGGTTACTTCCAGTGCATTGGAAGTAACTCTTCCAGGAGAACGTAGCCAGCCGCATGCCAGACATAGCAGGATCTCCAGTCACCAAGAGCAGGCTGAAGAACTGGACCAAGGACAGCTGCGGATGGTGCGACTGGAAGACAAGGAAGGGCAGCGGACGGGAAAGCGTGCTCTACAGCGCAGCTCTGGAAGATGCCCTGTCAGGATTCTACGCAGACGAAGTGAGTGAGTAGCACATACCTAAAGGTATAAGAATGACTCACTTACTCACTTCGTTCCCAGACCACCGAATGAAGCTAGTAGCTAGGGCCGTGCGTGCGGGCTTCGCCGCGCCCGCACTCGTGCGCAGGGGCGCTACGCCCTATCTACATAGCGTTCTTCATGAAATAAGAAATACATGGACAGCTTATCGCACACACGCACAGCAGGCCCCCATACGCGCTCTCAGGCGCTCACAGGGGCATGCCAGCGCATCGGAAGAAGTTGTCACCGATAGTGCAACTGTCGATGCATCTACCGAAGCAGAAAAGGCCTTATTTGACTTTGTACACAAAGCAACATTGGACACAAACACCCCTGTAAAAATGGGCACGTTTGCCTGTAAAAATGGGCACGTTTTTTTGAGGGACAATGACGACAAAACCGCTGGTAGATAGTGGTGCGCTCTACAAAACCGCAGGTAAAAGGGGGCTGTAAAAATGGGCACGTTTGCCTGTAAAAATGGGCACGTTTTTTGCTCGAAAAACGGGCGTTTCCGCAGGTAAACACGCAAATGTTGAAAACCCTGCATGTACTCTGCACGTCAGTGCATGTCTTTGTAGGGGAGTGCGCCGCTTGCCTTGCGGCGCGGCACCCTCCCAAGTACGTTTCGATTGGCAAAGCCTGTTTCTGTGGAGTGGAGCAGGCACGTAAGAAAAGGGGCGCAACGAATGTACAAGTCAATCCCGATGGAGCTTCGGCAGCTCGACAACTGGGTCTGCTGGGGGACGCACGACCAGGGCTTCATCGACTGGTATGAGAGGAAGTACCCAGACGCAGACGTCAAGAAGGTACCCTTCAACCCGAAGAGCGGCAAACCGGCGAAGTCAGACGATGCAGGCACCTGGTCAGACTTCAACGCAGTTTTGCAGGCTGTGGAGTCTGGAACCTATGACGGCCTGGGCTTCGAGTTCGGCATCGAGGACAATCCTTCGGGCTTCGTGGGCATCGACCTTGACCACGTGATCCAGGACGGCAGCATCGAGAAGTGGGCGGCTGACATTGTCGACGCCTTCGGCAGCTACACCGAGACAAGCCCGTCAGGGTCAGGCGTGCA